ATCGTAACTACAAAGTATTAGGAGTTTGGATTATGGCTGTTCCGTTTATGTTTGTGGATGGTAATTTGACGCTGGTTCTTAATAACCAGAGTTATCAGGTTTTGCCGGATCATATCAACTATAAGTTGATTCTGGAAAGACTTCCTACTGCTACGGCAGAGGAACTGTTGGAAGTTGTTGATGTTCAAAAGGCTGTTGCTACTTTTAGTGATGGTCTTGTAGAGATCAAGAATGGACAGGTTCTCTACGAGGGTGAGGAAGTTCATGGTAGTATTAGTAAGCGTATTCTGGAGTTTATGAGCAAGGGATTGCCGTTTCAGCCCCTTGTTAATTTCCTGAATAATCTCATGGAAAATCCAAGTATGCAGAGTCAGAAGGAACTGTATGATTTCTTGGAGCATGAGCATCTGCCTATCACTGAGGATGGTTTCTTCCTCGCTTATAAGGCTGTTCGTTCAGACTTTAAGGATAAGTATAGGGGAGTTTTTGATAACAGGGTTGGTCAGGTCTGCCAAATGCAACGAGCAAAGGTAGACGATGATCGTGGTCGTGGTTGTTCTAATGGGCTTCATGCTGGAGCATTGAATTATGTTGCTGGTTATGGTAGTCTTGAGGCTGGCGACCGCATTGTGATCGTCAAGATTAATCCCAAGGATGTTGTCAGTGTCCCTAGTGATTGCAACTATGAAAAGCTTCGCACTTGTCGCTACGAAGTAGTTGGTGAGTATGAGGGCGAATTGCTCAAGCCTCTTTACAAGGCTGATTTTAGTCAGGATGATTACGAGGACGATGAGGAAGATTATCTGAATGATTATGACGAGAGTTATTGGGATCAGTTTGACGAAGAAGATGATGACGAGGATGAGGATGAAGATTATGACGATGAGGATGATCAGTATTGATTCTTGATAGTCAAGGTGGTGTTTGGTAACTTGTAAGATAGCACCTATATAGTTTCTGCTATCGTACAATAACGGTTCGATTCCGTTACCATCTTTTAAGATATTGCTTTTGACGGTAGTGTTTACTGTCCCAATATCAAAATTGTAGGTAGGAAGTGGAAAAAGGAAAACAAATGTTTAGTGATACTTTGGCTTTTAATCCGTTCGATAAGACTCATAGTGCTATTGGAACAAGAGATCAGATTACTTTGCGAAATAAGTTTTTTGATTCTTTTGGTGGTCAGCAGATTTTCTGCTACAATGGTGATCCTCGTAAGAAGATCAGTAGTATGAATCATACAGATCATCTTACCACTGTTGCTATTGCCAACGATAGTCAAGGTGCTGATGCTTACTTCTATGTTAATGGTGGACGTAAGCAGTATGCTATTAGTAGAATTCGTGCTTGTTTTGTTGATATGGACGCTGGGCGAGATGATCAAGGTCGTTATTTTAAGCCTAGTATTGTCATGCAAAAGAAAAAGGAATTCTTGAACCAGATTAATAACTTTCCAGTAAAGCCAAGTTGGGTTGTTGATACTCGTAATGGTTATCAGTGCTATTGGATTCTCAACCAAAACAATATTAATCCTCACAAGACTTATTGGAATGGTATTCAAAAGAAGCTTGTAAATCACTTTGGTGGTGATGCCCGAGCTATAAAAATCAATCAGATTTATAGAATCCCTTATACTTGGTGGAGGAAGGGTTGGGAAGGAAAGCAACCTTATTTTACCAGTATTCTGTCGGGATCAACTGGTAATCCGGTAAATATTGAACAGCTTAAAGAAGCTCTTGATGGAGTGTCTGCTGTTGTTAATATTGTTGCAAATAAGACTAGCGACGAATGGTTTAAAGAATATGCCAAGGCTTATAAAAGGTCTGATATTACTGGAGTTCCAGTAGCAGTTAATATTGCCACAAATATTGCAAATCAGATGAAGTCTTTAAGTCTTGAAACATATACTAACAGTACTGATAATATCAAGCCTGTTTATGGTCATCCTTTCTGTGGGGGTTTTCAGAAGGCTTATGGTGATCCTACTCCAGTATCCCCTGTAACGCAGGACGATACGGACACTCTTGAGTCTCTTCCTATTGACGCCGGGGGCGAAGATTTAGATCTTGACGGTTCCCAGACCAAGCTTTTAAAAACGGTCGTGGAGTTCCTTAATCAAGTCTCAACGCCTCTCTACTTTAGCAATAACAGATTCTTGTCTAATGCTGCTAAAGACCTAGCCTCACAAATCAGTGACAAGTTTTGTATAGGATAATACTATGCATGAAGATTATAGCTATAATGATGACGATGAACATGATTATGACGATGTACCAAAAAACTATAAATATTACTTTAAGTTTGATCCAGCAGCGTGGGATGTTTGGGGAAAATGGCTATACGATGCGTTAAACGAAATAGTTGATTCTTCGCCAAACACATGGTATACTATGCCGGATGTGTACGGTTTTCCATACAAATCGGTTCCTGTGAATAGTTACTTCTCCAATACTGGTAAGGGTGATACCTTCCAGTATTTGGGGAATAACTATCAGGGTCAACCTATATGGAAAAATAAATACTTTGTATCAGATCCTGTTAATATGATATATAGAAAACATATAGAAAGTCATCCAGTATACTTTTTACAACAACCTCACTATTACAAAGGATTGTTCGATATACTGAACTAAATTTATGCAAAAAGATGAATGGTATATCATAGATGATTTAAAAAAGTTTATAGAGTCAACCAGAGTATTAGTTTTTGATATTTTTGGAAATACAAATCAACAAGATATAGACGAATTATCTCTTTTACTATCAGACTTATCTGAAGAAGAAAAGCAAGAAATAGACACAGTATTGAGTCAACAAGAATGTGAGGTGTTAGCTAAAGATTTTATTACGACAGAAGTTAATAAGAAAACAAAAAAATATAGATACATATTATCTAACAAGAAATATATGGAGATGATAGAATGTTTTAATAGTAGAATGATTAGCAATATGCTAAATACATTAGTAAATAAAGGCTTATTGGAAACAGCTTATGATAACGAATCGAACGACTTTATATTTTGGGTAAAAAATAATGAAACATCGCAAGAAAAACCTGAAACCGATTGATTATGATGTACACTTTATATATGAATGTACAGAATGTCAAATTAAACACTGGCTTTCATTAAAAGAAAGTCAAACTCCAAATTTTAAAATTGTGTGTGATTGTGGGAGTATTTACAAACCCAAACCTATTGAGGGTATAAAAATCATCTATGTACAGCTACAAAATAAACACCCCACACAGAAAGTATCCTCTAAGAAGAGTATTCCTACGAACTTAAAAACAAATGCTGTTCATATACTATCTCAATACGGTTTCTCAGAATCAGAAGCGATATCTCTGATAGAAAAAAGTTTTGAAGAAACACAGGAAATTGATTGCGTCAAACTTATTAAACATTGTTTATCTAACTTTGGAAGTGCTGCTATATGAATACTATTAGACCTTCTCGTTTTGAAGATATTATTGGTCAGGACGATGTTATCAGTAGACTAAAAATAGTTTCTAGTGCATTTAAAGGATCTGATGCTAGTGGGGTTATGCCTCATGTTTTAATAGATGGGCCTCCAGGTCTTGGTAAAACAACCATAGCGAGTGCTATAGCAACAGAACTAAATGTAAATCTTTACACAGTCAATGGGGCTAATATTAGAAGCATTAAAAATCTATTACCATATTTAATGGGGATAGCTCCAAGATCAGTATTGTTTATAGATGAAATTCATAGATTGCCAAAAATTGTTGAAGAATTTCTATATCCTATTATGGAAGATTTTGTATTATCTTTAGTTATCGAAAATAAACCAGAAACTATTGATCTTCCAATGTTTACTATTATTGGAGCAACTACGAGTGGAGGTAGTCTGAGTCAACCATTCTATGATAGATTTACTATGAAAGAACATTTGTCATTTTATAGTGACAGTGATCTAGCTAAACTAGCAAGATTGAATGCGAATAAACTAGGTATTATCATCTCTGATGATGATCTTTTAGAGATTGCAAAACGAAGTAAAGGTACTCCTCGTATTTTAAATGCCCGCCTACAATGGTATAAGAGCTATGTAACATACCATATTAATAATAAGCCATCTGTGGATGAGATTTTTAATACACAAGGCATAGATCATCGAGGACTAGATGTGTATGATAGGTTATATTTAGATATATTATCTAAAAACAAACTAAATCCAATTGGATTAAAGAGTATGTCTTCTCTAACAGGTATTGCGATAGAGACTATCGAAAATAGTATTGAGCCTTTTATGGTCAGAATGGGGTATGTTATTAAGACCCAAAAAGGAAGAATACTAGGCAATGTCAAATCTCAAATATCTAGTACATAGCATTATTATATTCTGTATATTACTATTAAGTAGTCAGACTTTATTTGCGGCCCCTCCTATTTTTGTAAAAACAGCAGAAGATAGTATCCTTTTAGCAATAGATACAGAATTACCTTTGTTGTGGATTTTTACAGCAGATTGGTGCGGAGCCTGTAATATTTTGAAACAAGATATTCATAATGATTTAACTTTAATAGAGAACAGCATCATATGCTATATAGATTATGACAAAAGAAAAGATCTTACACAAGAGTATAAAGTAAAAGCAATACCTGATCAAATTTTGTTTCATAAAAACAAAGAAATAAAAAGAAGAGTAGGATACAATAAAAACAAAACAGAGTTGAAAGAATGGATAAAGTCTAAACCATAAATGTTAAATTTTTTTTCATCAAGAAAACTTAGATATGCGATTAGGTCTCCAAAATGGAGTACTATTCGTAAGGAACACCTTAAAAAGTATCCGACATGCACAGCTTGTGGATCTTCTAAAAATCTTGAAGTACATCACATCGTACCTGTTCATATTGATCCATCAAAAGAACTAGATATAGATAATCTGATTACTTTATGTTCAGAGAATTGTCATATTCTTTTTGGACATCTAATGTATTTTAAAAGTTGGAATAAAAATGTTGTCAATGATTGTGCTAATATGAATCAAAAAATTATTACCAGACCATAAAATATCGGTTAATAGTGTATAATTATATTACCAATATTGTTAAGGTGATATATGAAAAATGTCTGTGTTTTATTAATAATAATTTTATCTACTACTATATTTAGTTATAGTCAGGCAGGAACTATTGATCCTTCGGTATCAGATGCTTCTTATGTCACATATGGTCAAAAATTTAAATGCGTAGTGCATATTTGTGGTCAAACTTTTGATAAAAAAACATACTGTGCTTCGGCCGTTGTCATTAAAAAGAACTGGATTATTACAGCAGCACATGTTGTTGAGTCGTGTGAAAAAGTCAAGGTTGTTGTCGAGGATAAAGAATATTGTGTCGATCAAATGTTTATTCATAAAGATTTTAACGATAATCAATTTGGCACAGCAGATATTGCATTGGGATATATAAAAGAAGATATAAATTTAGACTTTTATCCAGAACTATATACAGAAAATAATGAAGTAGGAAAAATTTGTTGCATATCTGGATTTGGTATTACTGGCACCTTTAATACAGGATCTGTCAAATCAGATCACCTCAGAAGAGCGGGGTCTAATTATATTGATAAGATAGATAGAGATTTATTAATATGTACACCTTCATTTAAAGGAAGCACAAGACACACAGTTTTAGAATTTATCATATCTCATGGAGATAGTGGAGGAGGTCTATTTATAGATAAAAAATTAGCTGGAATCAATTCTTGTGTTATAGCAGAAGATAAAAATCCTAACTCTAATTATGGAGATGAAGCTGGACACACTAGGGTTTCTAAATTTAGTTCATGGATCAACGAAGTTATATCCAGCATAGAGAAACCCAAAACACCAGTAGAGACAAACTCATTTAGTAAAACTAAACAGATTACAACAGCCAATGAATTATCTAATACAAATCATATTAATATAATTATATACATATCATGTTTGATTAATGTGGTTTGCATAGCGATTGGTTATTGCCTTGGCAAACTACAAAATTATCATAGAGTGTCGGAAGACAACAATTATGTTGTCCATAACAGAAAAAATGTCAAACAACATAGTTCAACTAGTCAGACACCTATTTCAATAGATAGCAGTAAGGTAGTTGTTGATATAAATACAGAAGGACTAGAAAAAAAATACAATAAATTAGGAGATATTAAAAAGTCACAAGATAATATTTCCAACTCTATTAATAAACTTAAAAATATGAAAGGTTAATTATGGCTGCTGGTTTAGATGTAGGAACAAGTTATATCGTATTGTCTAAAGAAATAGACAACAATATTGTTTATAAAGACTTTAGAGACGCTTTTTATATTATCAAGCCAACAACCCCAGTTGCTACCAAAATGATAGAGAAGGGATTATCTGGTAAGACTTTTATCAAAGATACTGATGGAGCTTTTATTCTTTTGGGTAAAGACGCTATAGAAAAAGCTATAGAACGTAATGATACAGCAAAAAGACCAATGTATAGGGGCGTAGTTTCTGCCAAAGAAAAAGACGCAAAAAGAATTTTGGCTTTTATTTTAAAAGAAGTGGCTGGACAAGCACAAGAAGAAAATGAAAAATTAGTATTTTGTATTCCGGCACAACCAGTAGACCAAGAAGACGATGATTTTGATGTAGGGTATCATGAAGATGTAGTAAAAAATATTTTAGCAGAGTGCGGGTATTCTCCTCGTTCAATTAATGAAGCAGAAGCACTATGTTATGCCGAACTTGAATCTGATGATTATACTGGAATAGGCATCAGTTGTGGAGCAGGAATGACCAACGTATGTGTTATGTTAAATGGAGAACCAACAGTTGTTTTTAGCACTACTAAATCTGGTGATTGGATAGACCGAATGAGCGCTATAGCAACAGGAGAACCAGACAGTGTTGTTCAAGTTGAAAAAGAAGGAGGTAATTTTGAAATAGGTGTTGCAAACGAAAACACAATTCTAGCAGCTGTGTCGGTATATTATGAAAGACTTATAGAATATACTGCTAAAAATTTAGCACACGCATTAAAAAATCATAAAGCTTTACCAAAATTTAAAAACCCATTGACCATAGTTGTGGCCGGAGGAACTTCTCAAGCCAAAGGGTACATAGAACAACTAAGTAAGCAACTACTGAATAATGATTTCCCGGTGGAAATTAAAGAGGTCAGACACTCCACAGACCCCTTACATGCGGTAGCCAAAGGGTGTTTGATAGCAGCTAATATATTATAAATAGATACGACACCCGACCACTTGACTATACTATTTTTTAACGTATAATACGAATATGAGCACAGACAATAACAAGCCTCAACACAAAATCAAATCGAAAAAAATCCATTTTTCTGATAAGCACGGCGAAGATAAAGATGTTCGCAAAAGCAAAAATCAGTTTAAGCAGAGAAAATTGGAGTTGTACGAGGAAGAATTAACAGACGAGATGTTAAAAGATTGGGATCAGTATATGTAAGATCTCTAAGGTTTTATTTTAGAGGTATAGTTTAGGACAAATTATATTTTAGGAAAATTATGCTTAAAGAAGACACAAATAAGTCATATAATCTATATAGGTTATATAGAGAAGACATTTTACAGAGCGCCCGAGCCGCCATTTCTGCTAAAAATAGTAAAACTTCTATTTTGATTCTTAATCCTTGTAGTAATACTAGCTTTGTTTGTTCCTCATTTTCAAATGTTCTATCATCAGTATATCCTCAACTATTACCAAATTTTCAGATGTTGAGTAAGAACCAGATGAGATTGGGACACGTACAATACGTAGAAGTAGAATCAGTTAACTATAATAAAATTATTATTGCTAACATGATATGTCACGATGGATCTAAGAGTAAGACAAACCCAAGACCGTTTCATTATGTAGGATTATCTTTTTGCTTAACAGATATTCGCAACTACTGTAACAGATTCGTGTCTAGTAAAGATGGTGTTGGTATGGATATATATTGTCCCAAATTGGGTTCCGTATCATCAGGTGCCAACTGGCTATTTATTCAAGATATATTTCATGACGTTTTTGGAACAACGTCTTTACGCTTTTTTATTAAACCATAAAGGAAAAAGATAATTATGTTAGATCTACCTCACGAGATGATTAGTAATTTTAATCTAGGCAGCATGACAGTAAAGGTTTACACAAAAAAAACTCCGACAGCAGACGATCCTAGTGGAATGGGAGTATATTTTGATAATATCAACAATATTGTTAAGGGTTTTACAAATCCAGGACCACAAGACATTCCCAAAATTGTTAATGAGTTATACGAAGTAGATGATATAACAAGGGTAGAAATTTTAAATCCTATGAACAATAACGGAGTAGTAGTATATATGGATCCTGCTTATAAGCTGTAATCACATGAATATCATATATTATTATGCACTAATAATTAGTATTATTTTAGGATTTTTACATGGACTCTATAAAGCCAACTCTTAATAGACTGAATGGTCAAAGATGTTATTTAGCAGGAGCGATGGATCGTGTGAAGGATAGGGGTGCTACGTGGAGAGATAATATTACTCCGATTTTAGAAAATTTTGGAGTATCCGTATTTAATCCACTTAAAAAACCAACAGATGTTGGCCTAGAAACACCAGATATTATCCAGTATAAACAACAATTAAAATCAAATGGTCAGTATGATGAATTGACTAAATTAATGAAAACCATTAGATCTGTTGATCTTAGAATGGTTGATATTTGTGATTTTTTAGTTGTAAATCTTGATATAGACACACATCCGTGCGGAACATTAGAAGAAATTTTTTTGGCAAACAGACAGAAGAAACCTATAATAATTCACATAGAACAAGGTAAAAAGCTTACCCCTGACTGGCTGTTTGGAACCATACCTCATTGTCTATTCTTTTCTAGTTGGCCAGAACTGCATGAGTATTTAAAACATATCAATAGTGATCAAAATATAAACACCCTTAATAGATGGTACTTCTTTAAAAATGTCTGAAACACAAAAAAATATTCAAGATAATCATTATGAGTTGCCCCCGAACCCAGATTCATCACCGTCGATAGAATATGTGTCCTCAAATACATTAATTACAAATCCTCCGTATGAGTTTATTGACATCCATAAAACCAAATTGGGACACTCTACTATTGGAGGAATAGGAGTCTATGCAACAGAAAATATTAAACAGTTTGAACTTATAGAGCGTTGCCCACTTGTTCCTCTAGAATTTAGATCTAAATATATAGGGGACAGAGCTATATGGAAATACTGTTATAGCAAACCATTGTGTGATTGTGCAGACTGTAAGAGTCACGGATTCGTTATGTATATGGTACTTGGTCACGGAATGATTTATAATCATCAGGATCAAAATAATGCCGAAATGAAATTTAATCATAAAGATTTATATGTAGACATTGTAGCCTCTGTAGATATATCTGCTAATCAAGAAATTTTTACTAATTATGGATCTAGATATTTTGCTGGTATGACAAAAAAAGTAATTAGAGATCAGCAATGACCAACACAGCTATAACAATGACAGCTTTTAAAAGAACGAACTATTTTAAAACTGTTCTGAATTCTATAAAAAATAGTATGGATTATTGTAGAACTTATCTTCCGATTTATATATCTATAGACTATTACTCTGAAGAAATTCCAACTTTAGTGAAATCTATAGATTGGACCGAAATTCATATGCTAATAAACAATCCTTCTGTAGGATGCAATCAAAACACTAGGAACGCAATATCTTATGGACTATCTATCAAAGATTCCGTGATACATATCGAAGATGATACTGTCATGTCAAAGGACGCTATTAAATTCTTTGTAGATATGTTAAAAATGTTTCATGATGATAGTTCAATAGTGTCTGTTACAGGATATAACAGAACAATCTCCTTAGACTTAGATAATAAATCAGATTTTTCTAAGATAGAACAACAAAATCATTTTACGTGTTGGGGTGCTGCTTTCTGGAAACATAAAGCAGATATATTATTAGATAATTGGATTCAAACTTGCAATAAAGAAAATAGTTCTATATCTTGGGATAGTCATATTAATGATAATATTTTTATTCCAAATAAATTATATCAGGTTAAACCTATGATATCTCGTATACAAAATATAGGGGCGGAAGACGGCACATGGGTTCCTTCGGCTGGATGGCATTATGATAATCATAGATCTCCATTCACATCAGATGATTTATTATCATGATTAAATTAATTATTTTTGATATGGATGGAGTGTTAGTCGATCTATGGGATGATAAAGACAAGCCTTTATTAGGACGTTTTTATAGTGCTCATTTTGCTTTTACTGTTGGGCAATTCTGTAAAGAAGTTACACATGATCCCAACTACTATTTCCACGGTGAAGAAATTAGCATAGCAGCTAGAGCTTATACTCACGGTTATGATATTTATCACCCGCACAAGGTAGTGTGCTGGCATGAATATACTAGAAAAGGCCGATCAAAACAATGGGACGATGATCCTGTATGGGGCAATCCTAACAATGAGTGCCATCTTCGTAATCGCAAACTATTTGAAATGTACGGAGGAAAAAGAGATATAGATTTTGGTCCTTATGGTTTTGGAACAGAAAGGACTTTAAGGGACTATGAGAAATATGCAGGTATTAGTTTTGGAAAAAGAGCAATACAAAAAAGTGTAACAGAACGCAAAGCTCCTCCAGATGCTATGCAATTTAGCACAGACCAAGAATTCGATGATGCTTTGCTTAGAATTTTTAAACACTGTATTGATATAGGATACGACAGAGTAAAAGAAACAGACTATGATTTTTCGGTTGTAGCATTCCATGATGAAGGAGATCTATGATGTCTAATTTAGGGGATATCAAATCACAAAAACTAGGAAACATGATACTTGAAGGTCATTTAGGAGGATTTTTTGATCAAGGAGATGGTGGAACTTATTATCCAAACATGTGGTCATATCTGGTAAATAAATATGATATAAAAACTGTTTTGGATATAGGATGTGGTAGGGGTTTTTCTTCTTTATACTTCAAGAGTATTGGATGTGAAATAACGGGAGTTGACGGAAGCGTAAATGCTGCTCAATCATCATTAATTCCAGAAAACTTAATTACTCACGATTATTCAAGAGGCATGACCAATATAGATAAAACCTTTGATTTAGGATGGTCTTGTGAATTTGTAGAACATATTGAAGAAAAATACATAATAAATTTTATGACAGATTTTAAAAAGTGCAAATATTTATGTATGACATATGCAGACCTGGGACAACCTGGACACCATCATGTAAATTGTAATACTCAAGAATATTGGATTAATGCTTTGTCAAAAAACAACCTTGTTTTCCTTAAGGAAGAAACAAACGAATTAAGAAACGAAGCAGTTAAAGATAAAGAGCTACAAGACAATGGAAGATTTCATTTTCATTTTTTAAACAGAGGTCTTCTCTTCAAGAATATTGAACTAAATTAGTCATATTAACTTTTCCGTTTCCGTGGAAAAGCAACGGAAGCGTATTAAAATGCTTATTATAGACTAAATTATCTTGAATTAAAAAATCAGACATGTCTATGTCACCACCAACAGAACCATTATAAAGAGTTTGAAATATTTTACATTCATAATCAAGAGCTAGTAAATGTTGATTAGATATAAAAAATTTAGAAAATTCTAATTGTTCATCAGACCCTTTTATTTTTGGTAGTACTTGATCCATCATAAACATGATATTTTTAACTTTACCAACATATATTCCACCATTTAAATATTTCCATTTACTATCTACTACAGGATAATCTTTAGCCAATCTCCAGTCAGGGTAACAGCTCGTCTCTGCATTAAAGGTTATTTTATCTAAATCAAAATCGAACCTTATTTTTTCCTCAAGCTTATCTAGAGAACAATTATTTAAACACAATACGTCATAAGCATCACAAACTAATATCAAATTTTCCGGATCCATCTCAGAGATATATTGGGTTACTGAATATGATTTTGGATAAAAGTCCATAGTCCATGGTAGTATAATTGGTAAAATTTCCGCACCCAATGAAGAAGTTAGGTGTCTTATATTTCCATGGTTCAAATCTGTAGAGTATATTAAAACTTTCATTATTCGCTTTCCCATAATTGAGATATTCTACCATCCCAATTTAAATATACTGGCCCTAAATGATCAACGTCTCCAGGCAAGCATTTTTGACAGTCAAACCTTTGAGCAAATTCAAGATCATAATAAGATCCATTTCTAAATTCATGCAAAAAACCCTGATTATCACTTAAGTATTTAAGTATTTTGTCTTTATGGAATAGCTGAAAATACCCCAAAAAATGACACATATCCTGAGCAAAGTTTCTGTTTGCATAATCGTTTCTTGTGTTATAAATCTTTCTACCACAACCATATAAGCAATCCTTATCTTTATCAAAATGCCAAGCTATGTGTATAAGATTTTTGACAACAATATCAGCATCCAACATCAGCACCCATTCCATACTATTTATGTCTATTTTACCACTCAGAAAAAGGCTATTAATAGCAGCACCCTTGTTGAAGGTATCTCCGTTCTTGTAAAAAGAATCAGTGACATGACAGCTAATATTATTGGTAGAACAAAATTCTTGAGTTTTAATATCTTTACTATCTGTAATTACCCAATAATCATGACCAGACAAAGCTTCTGCATTTTCTTTATAGGCCGAAGCTAGGAAATCCAGATAATTCACACAAACAGTTGCTATAGTGAAAACCATAAATTATAACCATGCATTAAAAGATTTAGTTAAACGGGTATTTCTTAATATATGATACACCAATGGGCAGTATGGGGCTTACTTGATTTGTTTGCCTACGGCTCATATAATGTTATGAAGAGCTATGCTAGTTTATTTGATTTTTTACCTCTATATTTAGGAAAATTAGAACAAAAATTACATCCCGAATCAATTCTTAGATTTCATTGTAATTATCACAATATTCCAATAGAGAGATTTGATTTTAATGTTTATTTACGAGGTATGCTTTTCACTCAAACCGCTCCGTGCATTAGGTAGTAAGTTATGCAAAAAATTATTAATGATACTAAATTAGATTTTGACGACGTATTAATTAGACCCAAAAGATCAGCATTAAACAGTAGATCAGAAGTTAATATTAGAAGAGAATTTAAATTTAAATATTCTAATAGGAAACTAACAGTGATACCCATTATGGTCGCCAATATGGATACTGTGGGGACATTTGAAATGGCTAAAGCTCTAGCGAAAGAAGGAGCAATAACATGTCTACATAAACACTATTCTGAACAACAGTATGTAGATTTTTTTAAAGAAGAGTTTCTTAATAAGGATCTAGTATTTTACTCTGTTGGAACAAGTGATAAAGACATACAAAAAAGTATATCAGTATTCTCTAGAATTCAGAATACAACACCATATCCCAATATTTGTTTAGATGTAGCGAATGGATATACTGAACAATTTGTAAAGACAGCTCGCCAGCTTAGGTCTCTATTTCCTGATGCTATTATTATGGCTGGAAATGTTGTTACTCCAGAAATGACTGAAGAACTTATTATCCATGGAGGCGTAGATATAGTCAAGGTCGGTATAGGCTCAGGCAGTGTATGTACCACTCGTTTAAAAACTGGCGTGGGATACCCACAATTAAGTGCTGTGATGGAATGTTCGGACGCGGCCCACGGCTTAGGAGGACATATTTGTAGCGACGGAGGATGCAAGGTGGTCGGAGACATATGTAAAGCTTTTGGGGGTAATGCTGATTTTGTCATGCTAGGAAGCATGTTTGCTGGATGTGACGAGTGCGAAGGAG